TGTTGTAGCAGACGAAATGGCAGACTGGTGTCAAATTCAACTAAGTTATGCTATTGGTGTTAAAGAACCTACTAGCATTTATGTTGATTCAAATGGACATAACCGCAGTATTCAAAAATTTATTGAAGACAATATTGATATGACTCCAAAAGGCATCATTGACAGATTTGATTTATTCAACTATACTAACTATAGTGAAAATTGTGTATATGGACACTTTGGCAACAAAGATGTTCCGTGGGAAAGGATTGGATGGTAATGAAAGATCCAAAAGTAACAGAACTTGTAAAACAGCTTGAAAAAGATATTGTAGCTCTTAATAAAACCTGGCGAGTATTGCAACAAAAAGATGTGTATGTAAAGTTGAATGTTCGAGGACAAAGCACATATACCGAACCTAAATATATCGAAGTAGATGATATTACACAACATGTAAATTATATGAAGGTAGAAAAATGAAACAGTGGTTTAAAAAGATTTCAGGCATTGAAGCAAGAGAACAAGAACTTGCTGAAGAAAAGGCTCGTATTGAAAAAGAAGAACTTGATCTTCTTTTAAAAAAGGATCCTAAAGAATTTGCTACTCGTAAAGGTGAACCTTGGGTTAATGTTTTAGATGTTCAGATCAATGAAGAAAACATCCGCAATGGATTCTTTGAGCTAGACTGGAACGATTTGTTTATCGAGCAGTTGATTTCAGCAGGCTACGGATTTGAAAACGATCCACCTGAAGAAATTGTAGATCGGTGGTTCAAAGATATTATTTTTAACATTCTTAGTGAAGATGGACTTGACACAAACAGAAATGCCGGTTATATTAATGTAACACCAATATCAAAAGGCAAATCTGAAGTATCATGAATACATATATCTTAGTAGACACAGCAAACACTTTCTTTCGAGCAAGACATGTTGTAAGAGGCGACATTGACACTAAAGTAGGTATGGCACTACATATCACACTTAACAGTGTTAAAAAAGCGTGGCAAGACTTTAACGGCACACATGTTGTATTTTGTTTGGAAGGACGTAGTTGGCGCAAAGACTATTACGAGCCTTACAAGCGCAACCGTAAAGAAGCACGTGATGCACTTACTCCGCAACAGCAAGAAGAAGATACAGCGTTTTGGGAAATCTTTGACGAGTTCAAGAACTTTGTTACAGAGAAAACAAACTGCACCGTAATGCGTCATCCGCAACTAGAAGCAGATGATTTGATTGCAGGCTGGGTGCAAGCACATCCTAATGACAATCATGTTATTATTAGTACAGATGGCGACTTTGCACAACTTATTGCTCCTAACTGTAGGCAGTATAACGGGGTAAGTAATACTACTATTACAGTAGAAGGATATTTTGATGACAAAGGACAGCCCGTCTTGGATAAGAAGACAAAAGAAGCAAAGCCTGCTCCTGACCCTGAATTCATGCTGTTTGAAAAATGCATGCGTGGCGACACTAGTGACAATGTGTTTAGCGCCTATCCAGGTGTTAGAAAGAAAGGCACAAAGAACAAAGTCGGACTAATCGAAGCGTTTGAAGATAAGACTACAAAAGGCTTTAATTGGAACAACATGATGCTACAGCGTTGGACTGATCATAATGGCGAAGAGCACCGTGTGCTAGACGATTATAATCGTAATGTAGTATTATGTGATTTAACTGCACAACCAGCAGACATTAGAGAAATTATTAATACAACTATTACAGAACACGCAAAACCTAAAGACATTGCACAAGTAGGCATGCGTCTTATGAAGTTTTGTGCTAAGTGGGATATGCAACGTATTGCAGATCAAGCACAAAGTTTTGCAGAACCATTACAAGCGAGGTATCCAGTATGAGTGTAAAAGCTAAACCTGTTTTAGAAAATAAATTTTGGATCGTAGAAGACGAAGGAGTTCGTATTGGAACTCTAAGCAAGAACGATGAGGGATTTGTAGTCACACAAAAAGGCAATATAGAGTTTTATAAAAGTGAAAATCATCTAAAGAAAAAGTTTGGCCGTAACTTTCTTATTGCTAAAATTAACAAAGAAGTATCCAACTCAAGAGATGTGCATGGATATCCAACACGTACGACACCATACAATAGTATGTATGATATTAAACAAAAACTACCATTATTCACCAAAAGTGAAAAATCAAAAAGTGTATATTGTGCAGGATACTATCTAATTAAATTTAATGTGCATTGGCTTAAAAGCTATTGTCCTAAATTAATCACTATTGAACGCAATGAATATTTAGGCCCATTCAAAACTGAATTTGAAATGAAAGCAGAATTAAGCAATGTCAATAGATCCGATTAATACGCAACCTATTCAACAATTTATACAGCAAGTGCAGAGTGCTGAAGCTGGAAGAGCAAAAGAAGTTCGTCTAGACATTTCTCAAGCAAAGACACTGTCTTACACACTGGGCACTGTTATGGCAAGAATGAATGGAGACTTGGAAAAATTTGTTGTTGAACAAATGCAAAGACTGCAAGAAGATCAAATTATCGAAATTTCTATGGACAGCGGTGAATGGAAATAAACTCCCAGTTAACTCAAAAGAGATAAATATATACGTATATAATAGGAGTTAACATGAGTAGGCCTAAGCCAAAAGTATTATTAGAATATACTAATAGCGCAACATATAAATGCGAGCAAGTATTAGATGCCGAAGCAATTTGGGCTGTATTCTATCAAAATAAACCATTTAATTTGAAAAGCTCGAATGCACTAACTAGTTACCCTGGTCCTAAATACAAAAAAACCAGTTTCTCAAATCCTGGACATGCATTCAATCTTGCTAAAAAGCTCAACGAAATGTTTAAGAGCAAAGATTTTAGTGTAGTAAAATTAACCACAGGTGAGACGTTGACCTACAACAATGGCTAATAAAGTTACATACACAAAGCTTTTCCTCAAAGAGCTTGGAAAAACCTACAATGAAGTAAATGTCAAAGAACACATGCCATTATGGTGGTTTAACACTAGGGAAAAAACAGAAGGCGGTCTAAGATTAACAGAAGAAGGATTTGATGTTATTAATGAAATTGGGTTGGAAACATATGATATTCCATATCCAAGAGATATTCCGCTTACAACACAAATTATAATACACCTTGATAAGTTTATTGACTGCCCTTATTACTTAACTAATAGAAGTATTACAGTTACAAATGAACGTAAAGCAGTTGAACTTGGATTGTTCAGTGGAGACTTGCGCAAGTACGGACTAACTAAAGCAATGTCAAGGTCAAAGAAAGATGAGAATTGATCTACACGGATTGCATATCCAAAACGGCTGGCGGCATTTTAATCAACAAGTCGAAGAAGCCTACCTTGGTGGATATAAGAAGTGCCATGTAATTACAGGGCAAGGTGCTATGATGCGTGAAATTCCAACATGGGCAGCAAATCATCCACGCATAAGAGACTGCGCCCAACATCCAAAGAATCCCGGAAGTTTTTCTATAAAACTAAAGAAACGTGGTTGACACTCCTTAGAGCTTGTGTTATTGTAAAACATAGGCACTGATTAATAAAGGAATACAACATGTCTGATGCACGAACACTTAGCCCTAACAAAGCAAAAAACAGCCTTCGGGTTGCAATGCAAAAGAAACGCCCAATCTTCCTTTGGGGTCCTCCAGGTATTGGTAAATCTGATATCGTAGCACAGATCTGCGATAGCTTTACTAATAGCCACCTTATTGACATTCGTTTGAGTCTTTGGGAGCCGACAGACATTAAAGGTATTCCTTACTTTGACAGCAACAGTGGCACAATGGTTTGGGGTGCACCTTCAGAACTGCCAGACGAAGAAATGGCTGCCAAGTATGACAACATTGTATTGTTCTTAGACGAGATGAACTCAGCTGCTCCAGCAGTGCAAGCCGCAGCATATCAGCTGATCCTTAACCGCCGTGTAGGCACTTACAAGCTGCCCGACAATGTTATGATTGTTGCTGCTGGTAACCGTGAAGCTGACAAAGGTGTTACATATCGTATGCCTGCTCCGCT